ATGTCGGTATTGCAAGATCCACAACGCACGTTGATCTTGCAATCAATAAGCAAAGTGACGACTCTGCTGTTGATACTGGTGCTCTTGCAGTTCAGATTAAGAATCATATTTAAACCCATTAATAAATAAGGATAACAGGAGAGATCAATGTCAGAAATAAAGAACCGAGAACTATCACAATTCAGTTCTTTTCTTCATGTTGATAATATCAATCAAAACATTGGTATTGCCAGTGGCACAACTCCTTTTATTGGAATTGGAACAGTAAATGCACTTTCAAAAGTACACGTTGTTGGAAATGTTCAAGTTGCCGGAATTGTAACTGCAACAGAAATTGATGTTACTACTTTAACTATTGGAAGCGCATCAGTTGGATCTGGAAGTATTACAATTCTTGATGGAGCATCTTTGTTCTACTCTGGAGTTGGCACAATTACCAATCTTCGCTCTAGTTCGGGAATCGTTACAAATCTTTCCGGAACTGCAGTTACATATACCACGGCAAGATTCAATACAACAAATACAAGTCTTGGCCAAATTAATTCTGGTATCATAACCACTCTACAGGGATCAACAATCAGTTACAGTGGAATTTCAACATTCAACAATGTTTTAATTTCATCTGGAATTATTACTTCAACAAATCCTGGAGTCACAACAATTACTTATTATGGTGATGGAAGTAAATTAGATGGAATATCTGCAAAAATTGGAATTAAATCTGATAATGTTGCTGTTGGTTATGGAGTATCATTACTAAACTTTACAGGTACAAGTTTACCTTCTGTTACTGTTGATAGTGTTTCTGGAATTGCTACTGTCAATATTCCAGCATTATCAATTTTCGCAAACATTAATCAGGTTATTTACAGAGACAATGTAGGATTTTATACAGGATCAAATAATTTTACATTTAATGAAAATGATTTAAATGTTACTGGAGTTATAACAGCAACGACATTTAATGGAAATGTAACCGGTAACGTTACTGGCGATCTCACTGGTGTTGCTTCAACTGCAACCGCTGCTGCAACTGCATTTGGACTTTCTGGAACTCCAAATATTGTCGTTGGAATTATCACCTGTGTAGATATAAATTCAACATCAGACATAACGTTAAAAGATAATATATCAACGGTAGAAAATGCTTTGAATATTGTATCAAATCTTCGTGGTGTTAGATTTAATTGGAAAGATACGAATAAAAGTTCTTTAGGAATTATCGCTCAAGAACTGGAACATGTTCTTCCAGAACTTGTAACTGATACTGATCCCAAAACAGTAAATTACAATGGAATTATAGCAGTTTTAATTGAGTCTATTAAAGAACTTCAAAAAGAAGTTAAAGAGTTAAAAGGCACTAAATAAATCAAAAGCCGAGTGTAAACGAAGATGGCTATTAAAATATCAAATGATACGGTTATTGATAATAGTAAAAACGTTAATGTAGGTGCCGCTGCAAGTGTTACCGTTGGAACCACAGTAATTTCTCAAAACAGAATTGGTATTGGTGCAACAGATACGACTGGTAGAAATGCTGGAATCGGTACGGTAACAGGAACTATCATTTACAATGAATCCACATCATCCATTGAATATTGGGATGGAGGATCTTGGATTCCTTTGAAACAAATAATATCAGCAACAGCATCTGGAGTTTCATCTGCAACTGCAACTGCTAATGTTTATACATTTTACTCTGCAGGAACATTAACTCTTGCTGGAGCCACCCCAACTACAACAGCAGACATAATAGTTGTTGCCGGTGGCGGTGGTGGTGCTGCTACACAGGGTGCCGCCGGCGGTGGTGGTGGGGCTGGTGGTGTAATTGTTGGGACTGGAATTACGTTGCCATCAGGTACTTATACAATTTCAATTGGTGCTGGAGGTCCATCCGCTACAGGTGGAGAGGGTGGAAATGGATCTCCTTCTTTTATTTTATTACCCAATCCTCCTTCTGCATTTTCAAGTATTACTGCCTATGGTGGTGCAAGAGGAAGTAATGGTGATGGATATAATGGTGGATCTGGAGGAGGTGCGGGAGTCAACATCTATGGTTCTCGTAGTGGCGGAATTGGAAACAGAATAACCAACACAAGCACCGTGACAAGGCCTCAAGGAAATCCTGGCGGTGGTGCTCAAGCCAGTCCAGATTCTCTTTGTGGGGGCGGCGGTGGTGCAGGATCTGCTGGGAACTTACCAGGCCCTGGAGGTAATGGAACTACTTCGTCTATTTCTGGAATTAGTTATACATATGGAGGAGGCGGTGGCGGCGGCAGAAGAAACAGTGGAGGAGGAACTGGAGGACCAGGGGGCGGTGGAAATGGAGTTAGTTATACTACTGCAGGATCTGGTACCAATCATTTGGGTGGTGGAGGTGGTGGTGTTGGTGCCAATTGGCCTTCACCAAACTATACTTCTGGTGCCGGTGGTATTGGTGTAGTTATTATTTCAATTCCAAAATAAATTTAAAACCATGGCAAGTTTCGCAAAACTCAACGAAAACAACGAAGTCACCACAGTCATTAAAGTTGATGATAATCAAATCATTGACAAAGAAACTGGCGAAGAAGATGAAATTTTAGGAATTGCTTTTTGCAAGCAACTTTTTGGTGGTAGATGGTTACAAACCTCATTTAGTGGTAAAATTAGAAAAAGATGTGCTTCTCCTGGAATGCTATATAATGAGCAATATGACGCTTTTATTCATCCAAAACCATTTCCAAGTTGGATATTTAACGAAGAAACCCTAGATTGGGAAGCTCCAAAACCAAAACCAACACCAGAAACAACTCCAAATCCTCCAGAAGAAAAAACTCCTGTTTGGGACGAAGACGTTCAAGAATGGGTTTTTGGATAATTAAACTTTTTACACAAATTAATTTTTATGAGACACACAGATTTGCGTATTCCTGGCGTTGAAAGTGCTATTCAACATTTAAGACCTGGAGCAACATGGTTACTAAGTGGTAATAATTTCATCAGATGGGACTGTCCAAATGGATCAGAACCTCCATCATGGGATGAAATTCAATCTATAATTTCATTTGATGTGGACACCTACAATCGTCATTTATATCTTCAACGTCGAGAAGAAGAGTATGGAGATTGGAGAGATCAATTAGAAATGCTTTATAAAGACATAAAAGAAGGAAATTTAGAAACTGGATCTTGGGTTCAAATGATTGATAAAGTAAAATCCAAACATCCGAAACCAGAGTAAATAGACATTATTATATTATAGGAGACAACTTGTGGCTTTTGAAACTGTATGGTACACGACTAATGTTCCCATAGATGTTGTTGATATCTTAGAAAAAGATATTCAAAAATTTGATTCTGAAAGTCAAGAATCCAAATTAAGTGGAAATATTCTTGACAAAGATATTCGAAATAGCACAAATGTCTGGGTTCCCACATCACATTGGATCGGTGGTTTTCTATGGCATTATATTCAGAGAGCAAATCGTGAAAATTTTCTTTATGATCTTACTGCGATTGATGGAGAAAATATTCAATATACGCAATATGGCCCTGGACAATTCTACAATTGGCACATTGACGGCGGAATTGCGAATTGCTATAAACCAGACATTTTGCCAGGATCTGGTGTAAACCTTGCTCAAGATCAAATCACAGTGAATGGAGAATCTGTTCGTAAACTTTCTTTTGTATTACAACTTTCAGATCCAAGTGAATATACTGGTGGCGAATTACAGTTTATGGGAACTGCTGGACAATTATATTTCGCTCCAAAACAAAGAGGAACTATAATTACGTTTGATTCGAGAGTCAAACATCGAGTTCGTAAAGTTAAATCTGGTTTGCGTAAAAGTCTTGTTGGATGGGTGGTAGGCCCAAGGTGGAAATAATGAAACCGAGTGAATTTTTCAATCAAAATGGTTATTTACCATTAAAAAGTTTGATTGCAGATCCAGAAAATTTAAAATGCGAGGTTCCTCAAGAAAGAGGATTAATTAAATTTTTAAAAAATAAAATTGTACATGAACCAGAAGATGTTCAAGTTCCGGGATCAGTTGCTAGATATACAGTTCCAGAGTACAAGGAACTTCACTATCTAATTAAAAAACAAGTCGAATACGTATTGGAAATGGATTTATATCCAACATATTACTATGATCGATTCTATTTTGTTGGACAGGAATTAAAAAGACATACTGATCGTGAAGCATGTGAAATTAGCGTAACTTTACAGATTTCTACAAATGCAACAAAACCTTGGGATATTGGATTTTTAACTCCAGCAGGGAAAGAAGTCTATTACTCAATGAAGGATGGAGATGCTGTGATTTATAAGGGAAATCAAATAGAACATTGGAGAAATCCATTACAATCACGGTATAATAAATTTCAAAAACTATACAGAAAAATTTTTAATTTGAAAGATGATACATATCATCATCAAATCTTCTTTCATTATGTGAATGCAAATGGATCAAATCTTCATTATGCTTATGATAATATAGTTGTTTAATGAGACACTTTAAAAACTGTCCACCCAACCCCCCAGATCACCCTGGGGGGTTTTATTATGGTTTCATAATCCCAAAGCACTCGTGAATCTAACAGCAACCGAAAAACTTATATTCATCGGTTCCTTTGTGTCTTTTCTTCACTGGGGAACTCAAATTACTGAAGTGATTCTTAATTCTTTGTTCTGATGCTATCTCTTTATACAAGCGGTTATAACTACTCCAGAAGGCGCTGTGAGGACGTTGTAGAGTGGTTCTGTGATAAGTACCTTAAAAGATATAAGATTGAGATTGAGGTGCTTCACAGAGGACTTCTGAGAGAGGGTGTGTATGGATATTGTTCCGTACAAGATTGTGACTCACGTCCCCGTAGTTTCCTTATTGAGATTCATAACTTCCTCACAATAGAGGATTATATCAAGACTCTGCTTCATGAGCTTTGGCATGTAAATCAACATGTTAAAGGTGCTCTTCGTGATAAACGTGGAGTAAGGTGTTGGAAGAATATCAAATGTCCTGATCTTGATTATGAGATTCAACCATGGGAAATTGAAGCACATCTAATGGAAGAAGTGTTGTACCTGAACTACTTGACAGATTGTAAATAAGTCACTAGAATACCTTTGTGGAGGTTGATCGGGACGGCTATGAGAACTATAGAGAGACACAGATACAAAGGTGATACCATCATACAAACACGCTCATTAACCTTTGAGCCTTACCGATATTGTGAAAAGAATATGTCACTAGTGATGGGATTGATTCGACGTAATCTCACACCAGATTTATTATCAACACATTTTCGAGTAGAGAATCAAACAAATCCAACATACGGACATTGCTATCATTCTACACAAGCATTGTTCTACTTAATGGATACTGATAAGTTACAACCGATGAGTGGTAAAGACTACCGTGATGAGATTCACTGGTGGTTGCAAGATGGTGACAAGATTTATGATTTAACTGCTGAGCAATATTATACTGTAGGAAAACTTCCACCATATCATCATGGAAAGAAAAGTAAATGGTATGGATGGAAAGGTAGGCCTCATCAAAGATCATTAAATCTTATGGTTCGAGTGTTGGGGGATAAGGTAACGGATTGTACTAGCCCTTGACGGATATTCAGAAATCGTTTACATTGGCCACATGATGAACAAAGACAAAAGTTCATCTCGTTCCAAGAATAACAACGACACTTATTATGACACTCAAAAACATTGTCGAACTTTATGAGAGTAAAGTTGACGAAAAAGATAAAGAAAAACTTCAAGGAGTAAAAATTCTTGATGCTCCTCCAAAAGGATTTCTTTCTTATGAGCAAGCACTTCAAGTATTTCAACCTCAACCTGGAGATACAATTGTTGCTCTCGTTCCCGTAAAAGATGTTTATGGAGACTCAACGTATAATCGAGTTGATCGTATTCATTATGGAAACGTCGCTTCAAACCTGAAAAAACATAAAGGATTTTCCTTCAAATCTGCAGGTATTATCTCTTTGTTTGCACGTCCAAATGGAAAGTTGGTTGCAACAAAAGGTAATCACCGAGTTACAAAACGCTATGCTGTGGAGCGTAATCCTGAGGCATTGATTCCTGCTGAAATTACTTTTCACGAATCAAATGATTATGATGCAATCATTCAACGTGAAGCATCTGATCACAACGTTGATTGCAACTATCGCACAACTCAAAACACTGATGATCGTTTTAAGGCAGCTTATCACGCTGGTGAACAGTGGGCAAAGAATCTGTTCACTTATCTGAATCAATTTAAAATTGGTATCGCAAAAACTAACTCTGCTGCTACCTTTGAGGCAACCTCATATCGTGCAATTACCAAGTCTCGTGATTTGAATGAATCAAACTGTAGTCGCTATCTGAAAGCATTTACCGAAACTGTTTGTGAAGATGAAGTGGGTGGAATTGCCACATTTGCTGGTACTTCTTTTCTGACTTACTTTCACGATTCCATCAAATACGTTGATGAGAACAATGATGTAGATTCTATTACTGGATTTTTGAATTATATTTACAACAAGCGCAATGACTTTTCTCATGATTTTCTTGAGAATGTCAATCAAGCAAAGTTGACTGAAGGTAATGGTAAGTTCAAAGGTGAAGAAGTCAATGTTGCACGTTTGATTTCACTTTACAATGAGTATTGCTTGAAAGTGATTCGCGCAAAGATTCCGACGAATAACAATCACGCAATCGGGTATTCTTCCAATGAGTATCTGGATTTCATTAAAGGTGCAGATGAAACTGTTCGATCTCGTGTGGATGAGATTGCGCGACAGACAGTCAGCTGACTGTCACAAGGGGGGCCTCAGCGTCCCCTTTTTGGTGTATAATGGCCATATTGAAACGAACTGAATGATTACTCTTCGTCCTCATCAACATCGTGCCGTTGCTGCTATGCAAAAGTATAGCAAAGGACAGATTATTGTGCCCACTGGTGGTGGTAAGACTCTGAAAATGATTGTTGATACTCTGCGGTTGTTTCAAGCAGAAACTCCTCAGACTGTTGTAGTTGTTGCTCCTCGCATTTTGCTTGCGGAGCAACTCTCTGCAGAGTTTCTAGAGCACATTACCAACGCAGAAGTTTTGCATGTTCATAGTGGCGAAACTCATCACGTCAGCACAACCAAACCTGCTGATATTGTGGTTCATGCTGCTATGTGTGCTGCTGCTAATCTTCATCAACTCATCTTCACCACCTACAACTCTTTGCAGCGTCTTGTTGATGCTGAAATTGATGTAGATACGATTTACTTTGACGAAGCACACAACAGCGTTCAGCGACACTTTTTCCCCGCGACTGAGTATTTCTCCGATGCTGCAGATCGTTGCTACTTCTTCACTGCAACGCCAAAGCACAGTGCTACTGTGTCTAAACCTGGCATGAATCTACCTGAGGTTTATGGACAGGTGATCTGTCAGGTTCCTGCACCCGAACTGGTGGAAGGTGGTTACATTCTTGCTCCTAAAGTGATTGTCAAGCAGTTGCCGATGGTGAAGGGTAAGCAGGTAGTATATTCCCGCGATTCTGACAATCTGCTGGAAACGATTGACGAGCAGAATGTCAAGAAGATTCTGGTATGTGCTCGCACTACCAAACAGATTATTGGTTTGGTTTCAGAGTCTGATTTCTGCCTGCAGCTTCAGCAGCGCGGTTATTCTTGGATGATGATTACTTCCAAGACTGGTGCTGTCATTGATGGACAGAAAGTCAACCGTGAGGTATTCTTTGAGACTCTCAATGCCTGGGGTAAAGATTCCTCTAAGAAGTTTGTTGTGATTCATCATAGCATTCTTTCTGAAGGTATCAATGTCTCTGGACTTGAGGCAGTTCTGTTTATGCGGAACATGGATTACATTGGTATCAGTCAGACGATTGGCCGTGTGATTCGACTCGGTGACAAATCCAAGACATTTGGATTGGTTTGTGTGCCTGTGTATGACTCTGTGGGTATCAGTACCTCACGCAAAGTGCAAGCAGTTGTTGATACCATCTTTCACAAAGGTGAACCTGCTATCTCGGTGATCAAACGATGAAACAAGGATTTGTAACAGATGATCAAATTTATGCTGCCATTCCGTTTGGCAAAAAGTTCATGATTATTTACAAGGGACAACAATTAGATGTTGTTAATACTCCGAAACAAGCAGAGAAGTATATTAAACAACATCGGTTAAATAGTAATAAAAACTGATGTTATCTCCATCATACTTCACATTCTTTGTTATCTTTGCAATCATTGCATATCTGATTGTCACAGATAACTCAGTGGCACAGTATATCACACTGATCTCAAAAATTTCTGAAGTATGGTTTCAGAAAACAAAGTGGTGGATACTTAACAATCCAAGAAATCCAATTGTAAAGTATCTCATGTGGAGAAGAGCATATAAGCTTGCCAAAGAGTTGCAGAAGGAGTTAGAATCTAAATAACTGATATCTAGTAATACATATGCTCTCAACTCAATATCGTTTGCGTCTTGAAGCGATTTGCAACCGTATTGTAAATGGGGAAGAAGTCAGTCTAGAGGATATGATCTGGACAGAAAAGCTTGCCAAGGCAAATAGATCTGCTGCAACTATTCTACGACAGGCAAGAAGAAAAGCAGAAAATCCTGATATGCAAGAGGGTGATCTTGATGACTTTCTGAATCAATTAGATATTGGTGGATTGGGTAATGAACGATTTGGAGTTCGCAGATTTGAAAGCGTTGATGATATTGTAGATTTCTTTACTGAGGATAAACCAGAGGACTGGAGACAACGAGACTAATGGATTACGAAGAGTTCTTAGATATGCCTGCAACATTTATGGATGATATGTTACAGGTAATTTCATTGAAGAACAAGTATCGGTTAGACTTTACAGAAGAAGAAAAGCAAATCAACGAGCACCTGATGACATATTGGGAAGAGATGAAGCTCAATGAGTTAAGAGGAAAGTTTGAAAGATGTTGGAATATTGATGACGTATAGTTATGTTAAGAAACGCACACAAAACTAATAGATAGTAATAGAATAGTAAGGTCATAAAAATGAACGAAATGTTTTTGTTATGATGTTCTTTGTGCGTGGAGGTTATTATGCACAATTTAATTTCTTACAATCAACTTGCTGCCTGGAATCATTTAGAGAAAACAATTGATGAGTATGTAAATCAAGAAGAGTTAATTAACGATTATTATCAGTGTTTAATTGAGTGTGATGATAATCAACAAACGTGTAAACGTATCTGCAAAATGATTTTATCCTCCTGAACCAGTTTCACATCCGTCCATTAACCCTTGACAAATCCTGTCAGGGGTTTTATTATGGCCATACAACTGAGACATGCCATGTCTAACAAAGCACTCATCAAAAAACTCAAAAATGCTTATGTAACATGCTTTGATTGTGGCACCAAATATGGTGTATATTCTGTTGGATGTTCTTCTGTATGGGAAGGCAAGTGTGATGTCTGTGGTGAAACTAAACCAGTGACAGAAGCACGGGATTATGTTTACTTTGTAACTGGTATTCGCAAACTTACTCTTGAAGACAATGCAGCGAAAAGTAACAGTCAAACCAAAATCCAGCAAGGCTAAAAACCGTCTTGCTAACATCATGAACAACAATCCTATTTGCATTGTAGAACAGGATACTGGTGGTAAGTTGTTTCTTGCCTCAGAAAATCGTAAATACTTTTTCTGGGTATCAACTCGCACTGGCACTAATCGCTTCGGTGACAAATCTGACGCACACTGGGAAGTATTATGACTTACGATGAACTCTATGATCATGTGGTAAACTATGTTGCTATGCCACATACTGCTATCACAGTGCATGATAAACGCCGTGCTTGTCTTATTCTAGGTGCTTTTATGGAGTTTATTCTTGATTGTCAAGATGCTGGTATTGATTTGAATACGATTGATACTACTGGTATTGTGAATGTAAAACTTGATGAACTGGAGGGTAAATGAAACCTAAAATCCGTGTTATCTTAGAGCAAGCGATTGAAGAGGGTGTGCGTCGTGGTTATACACGAGCACACAAACACGTCGAAAACCCCACAGAAAGTGCTATAATAGAGCACATTGAAGAGGCAGTAATGTCTTCAATCTACGAATATTTTACTTTCGACGAGGATGACTACCAATGACTAAACTCACACAAAAACAACTAAAAACTATTGAAGACGCATTCAATTCACTTCCAGAAGATATGAGAACTGGAACATATAGAACGATGGAGGGAATTGAAGAACAACTTGCAAGTGGTGCTAAAATTATCTTTTATATGAGACGAGGTGAAAATATAATGGATGATGATGGAAATATACATTATGTGATTGATAAAATGAGGTTGGAAAATGACTCAACTCATTGACCCTTCTGACCCACGCTATTTCACAGAAACAGCTCCTGGTAATTATGACCGACACAAATATAAAGTACATCTAGCAACAAAAGTTGTCACATGCGAATGGTATGATGAAGCAAAAGCATTATGGTTAGAAAATCCATTCGCACAATACATAGAAGTGATAGATCGTAAAAAGAAAAGACGGTGACACCAGAAGAACAAGAAGAATGACAAAAGAT